AAAGAAACTGGAAAAAAATATCAAAAAGACATTTCTTCTGATTACTTTTCTACACCTAGTGGTGAATTGTTTTCCCCAAGAAACTTGCAGCATTTAAATGTTAAAGTATTAGCAAATAGAAATCAAATTGATGAGGCAATTGCTAAAGCAAAAGAAATATCAAGTGGAACATCACCATCAGCAGGGTTAGCAAAGCAAGATCTGCAATTGCTAGAGCAAATGAAGCAAAAAGGTGGTTTACAGCCACATCAAGGATATTTATATACAGTTGATCTTCCTGATTCAAGCGTCAGAAGAATGTTGGATTACGATAAAGAATTAAAGGATCAACCTAAACGCATTAGAAATTTAGCAACAAAGTATGGCGTAGATCTAAACGATATTGGATTTGATTTGATTCAGAAGATTGGTAACAATGCCAAAGGTTCTGAGATTATGCGAAACGCAGGAATTCCCGGAGTAAAGTATTTGGATGAGGGAAGCCGAGGTAACTTTAAAGCTCAAACTACATACAAAGGTCAACCTTACGGTGATGTGATTAGTTTTAAAACAAAAGGTCAGTTAGACGATTACATTGCAGAAAAAGTCAAAGAAGGTTTTGGAGTTAAAACATTCCCGCAGACAAGCAATTACGTTGTATTCCCAAAGAACGAAGGATTGCTGACCATTAAGAGTCGCAATCAGTAACCGCATGACATCCAAAGGATAATGCAATTATGGAAACAGATAACGATTTTAAAACGCCAGAAATCGGCAAAGGACTAGCAGGGCCGGGTAGACCTAAGGGTATGCCTAACAAGGCTACAGGCATCGTAAGAGAGGCTATAGCTAACCTACTAGAGCGCAATGCTCCTAACATGGATAGATGGCTTAATGAGGTAGCTGATAAGGATCCTCATAAGGCATTGGACATTATCCAGAAGCTATCTGAGTACCATATCCCTAAGCTGGCTAGGACTGAGGTAACAGGACTTGATGGCGCACCTCAGCAGCACGTGGTTACATGGCAGAAGTAATCGAGATCCCTTATAAGCCAAGGGAACATCAACTGGCTTTGCATGAGGCGTTAGACAATAACCGCTTCGTTGTTGGAGTTATGCACAGGCGGTTCGGCAAGACTGTTGCAGCTATTAACCATATCATCAAACGTGCTATTGAATGCCCATTAGAGGAGCCAAGGTACGCCTATGTAGCACCAACCTACACACAAGCCAAGCGTATTGCTTTCGATTACTTAGTTAAGTACACAAGGCCATTAGGGGCTAAGGTTAATATTTCTGAGCTTCGGGTAGATTTCTGGGGACGTAGGATCTCCATTCATGGCGCTGATAATCCGGACTCACTGCGAGGCGGTTACTACGATGGAGTTGTGCTAGATGAGGTTGGTGACATGAACCCGAAGGTATGGAACGAGGTTCTTCGTCCTGCTCTGGCTGATCGTCTTGGTTGGGCATTGATGATTGGAACGCCAAAGGGCAACAATCATTTTAAAGGATTGCGCGATAGAGCGAGGGAAGCTGAAGATTGGGAGCTAGTTGAGTTCAAAGCCTCTGAAACCAATATTATTCCTGAGAAGGAACTGTGGGCTACCCGTAGTGAAATTGGCGAAGACAAGTATTTTCAGGAGTTTGAATGCAGCTTCTCAAGCCCCGTGGAAGGGAGCTATTTTGGGCAGATTATTAACGATCTCGAAGCCAAGTCTAGGATCACGACTATTGACCGGGATGATCTTTGCCGGTCTTTTGTTGCTTGGGATCTTGGTATGGGTGACTCTACTTGTCTATGGGTGGCTCAGTTGGCTGGCAAAGAAGTGCGGCTTATCGACTGCATCGAGAATCACGGAGTCGGTCTGGACTGGTATGTATCGTGGCTCAGGGAAAACAAGTACGAAGGCTTTGCACAGATACTCCCGCACGATGTGGAGGTAAGGGAGCTAGGCACTGGTAAGAGCCGTAAGGAGGTTCTTAACGAGGCTGGCTTAGAGATAACTGTTGCGCCTAGATTGTCTGTGGCTGACGGCATTCAGGCTGTCAGGCGCTTGCTCCCACGTTGCTGGTTTGACCACAAGACTAAGGATGGACTAGACGCTATACGCAACTATCGTAGGGAATATAACGAGAAGCAGAAGGTTTTCTACGATAAGCCTTTGCACGACTGGTCTAGCCATTACTCAGATGCCTTCAGATACCTAGCAATAGGGCTTGACGAGAGCGACAGTTCGTGGTCTTCAGACTTGCCTATTAACGCAAAATGGGTTGTATAATAAGCAAAATTCCTGTAAGGGCTTGCTATGAAGATGGATGAAGGCCAGATCAAAGGCATTATTGAATCCGAGATAGATGACTCTATCGGATACATTGAGACAGAAACCGTTGAGGAGCGTCGTAAGGCGCTTGATTACTATCTCCGCAATCCGTATGGTAACGAGGTAGAAGGTCGCAGCCAGATCGTCACTGGCGAGGTAGCTGAGGCTATCGATGGTGCATTGCCACAACTTATCCGTGTCTTTACGACAACAGAGGATATTGTCTATTTTGAGCCTAAGACTGCTGAAGATGAGGAGTCTGCTAAACAGGCTACTGACTACTGCAATTGGGTGTTCTACCGTGAGAACGAAGGTCTACTGATCCTGCATAACTGGTTTAAGGATGCCCTGCTTGAGAAGGTTGGTATCGTTAAGTCGTATTGGGATGCCAAAGAAGATGTTATTAAAGAGAAATACCAGAGCCTGACTGAAGATGAATTGGTCATGCTGTTGTCTGACGAGTCTCTTACTGTTGTAAGCCAGAAGGTCGAGATGATCCCTGCTGGTATGGATATGATGGGTATGCCGATAATGGCTCCATCGTATGACGTTACGGTCAAGCGGACAAACAAGAGTGGTTCTGTACGGATTGAGAACGTACCTCCGGAGGAGTTCCTGATTTCCAAGGCGGCTAGGACAATCGAGGACTCCCCTTTTGTAGCTCATCGCAAGCTCATGCAGCGGTCAGAATTGATTGCAATGGGCTACGACAAAGACATCGTAAATGAGCTACCTTCTTATGACGATCTAAGTTTCTCTGCCGAGCGTGTTGCTCGTTTTGATAACGGAGAACAGCCAGATCAGACTCAGTCCCTTGACCATTCTATGCAGACGGTTGAGGTATACGAGTGCTATATACGCATTGACGAGAATGATGACGGTATCGCTGAGTTGCGTAGGATTGTTTATTGCGGATCGGAAATACTAGAAGATGAAGACTGCGACTATGTTCCATTCCATAGCATCTGCCCTATCCCAATTCCGCACAAGTTCTTCGGTCAGTCTCTGGCAGATAGGACTATGGACATCCAGCTTATCAAGTCCACTATTACTCGTCAGTCTCTCGATAATCTCTACCTAACGAATAACAATCGGGTTGGCGCTGTTGATGGTCAGGTGAACTTGGATGACCTGCTTAACGCTACTCCCGGCGGTATTGTCCGTCTGAAGAATCCTAACGCTCTGGTTCCATTGCAGGTTCAGTCTACCTTTGGTCAGGCTATGCCAATGCTGGAGTACATGGATGCGGTACAGGCCAAGCGTACTGGTGTTAGTGACGCGCAACAAGGTCTTGATCCAGACATTCTGTCTAACGTAACAGCGGCTGCGGTTGCTGCAATGATGAAGTCTAACTCTGGCAAGCTGGAGTTGATTGCCCGTATCTTTGCTGAGACAGGCGTTAAGAGTCTGTTTAGAGGCATTCTGCATCTGTTGGGCAAGTATCAGGATAAGCCTAAGATTGTCCGTATGAGAGGCAAGTACGTGCAGTTTGATCCTCGTACATGGGCTAATGAGTACGATGTATCCGTTAATGTTGGTCTGGGTTCAGGTGACCGGGATCAGAAGCTAACGATGCTTCAGATGGTTCTTGCCAAGCAGGAGCAGATCATCCAGACCTATGGCCCATCTAATCCTCTTGTTTCTGTCGGTCAATACCGCAACACGTTAGCAAAGTTCATCGAGGCTGCTGGTTTCAAGGATGCTAATGCGTTCATGAACGAGATTACGCCTGAGATGGATGCTCAGTTGTCGCAGCCACAGCCACCAGCACCAGATGCACAGGCAGAAGTCGCTAAGATGCTGGCAGATGTTGAGCGTGAGAAGACACAGGCTAAGGCGCAGATTGATGC